CAGTGAGATAGCTAAAAAGTGTTTAGAGTTCGGCATCACTCGCAGTCTAACTAAAAGGCCTGTTATGATTACCCCTTACAGTGGTACACAACACGCTTGTCGTGAGTACATCCAAGATGCAATCGCTGACAGGATAGAAAAGAAAGGGAACATCAACCCCTTCGGTGATGATTACTTTGAGGCCTCGTTGTACTTGAGCAGACATATCTGGCAGGGAATCAATGAGACAATCTCATCAGCAAGACAAGTCATGGACTACGTTAAGACCATTGGTTCACACTACGCTGATGCTAATAAACATATGGAATGGATAACCCCTACTAATTTTTTAGTTGTCCAGCCCTATCTCAACACGAAGAAGCGGAGGATTGAGACACACATTGACGGGAGTATCGTAAGGCTAAGTTACCAACAGGAACTAGAAGATGTGAACAGGTCACGCATAACTTCTGGTAGTTCTCCTAACTTCATCCATTCACTAGATGCGTCAGCCCTGACTGAGACAGTTGTGCGCTGTATGGATGGAGGGATGACTGATTTTGCAATGGTACATGATAGCTATGGTACACATAGCCCTAACATGCCAATACTTAGCCAAGTACTAAGAGAAGCCTTTGTTGAAATGTACCAAGAGAACGATGTATTACAACAACTTCGTGACCATGCTTGTTACACTATCGGAGATAGTACACTACCGCAACCACCAACAAAAGGTTGCTTAGATTTGAGCAAGATACTGGAATCACAGTACTTCTTTGCTTGAGTTCTAACCTTCCCCTATAGCCTATTAGTTACACTCAAGGAGACATTATGAGTAAACCAATGAAAGCAGAAGGTCTGTCAATGTACTGCAAGGTATTTGACCCAGACAAAACATTCGAGAAGCAATACGGTGTTTATTCTGTTGACCTTCTCAAGACTGAAGAAGACGCGCAGAAACTGAGTGAGTACCTGCAAGGCCTGATTGATGAACGTCACGCCGAAGAGGTTAAAGCCTCCAAGAAACCAGAGAGCTTGTCCACTCGTTCTCCATGTGACGTATTCACTGATAAGAAAACTGGTCTGGAATACACTCGTTTCAAGTTCAAGATGAAAGCAGGTGGGGTTAACAACAACGGTGAGCCGTGGCATCAGAAGCCAGCCGTTTTTGACGCTAAGCGTAACGTCATGTCAGGTGAAAACCTTATTGGCAATATGAGCCGCGTAAAGATTGCCTTCGTACCAGCAACTTACTGTGTACAGAACGTAGTGGGCGTCACACTCAAGATGGAGGCAGTTCAAGTAATTGACCTTGTGCCTTGGAAAGACCCGAAGGCCATGTTTGATGACGAGGATGGGTACACTGAGTCGGCTGTTGAGAAAGATGACCGTCAGGATACCCCCTTTGATACAGACAGTGAGACAGTAGATGCCGAAGGGGACTTTTGAAGAGGCCGTGCTTTCTGACCTAGATGGTAGGGGTGTTCCATATAGCTATGAACCACATAGCATTCCTTACAGGGTGGAACGCCTCTACAATCCAGACCTTTTGATTGGTGAAATTTACATTGAGATGAAGGGGTACTTTCGACAGGACGCACAGAGAAAGATGAAAGCAGTCAAGGCTCAGAACCCTGAGTTAGATATACGCTTCATCTTTCAGAAGGCAACCTCGCCAGTGCAGGGCGCGAAGGTACGCAAGGATGGCACGAAGATGACATGCGCTGAGTGGGCTGACCGTAATGGGTTTGCTTGGAGCGAAGGAACTTTACCAGAGGAGTGGGCAACGTGAGCGTTAATAATTCTATAACAGTTAAACTACCGATAACAATCAATGCCACTATCATCGATTGGGAACTACTAGCTTACGAGAATGTAGAAGACCAGAACATTGAGAACGATGAGTTGAGACAAATCGCAGATGCTATGCGTGAGGCTGCAGACATTGTGGAGGAATCCATTGGAGGAGAGTAACTACATCCGAAAGGAATCATGCACTCACTGTGGTAGTTCTGATGCTAATGCTATCTACACTGACCATAGCTATTGCTTCTCTTGCGAGACATACGCTCTTCTTGGAGAAGAAGCAGAACCTACACCATCGAACACCAACTTAATTGATGGTCAGGTCTGTGCGCTGAGCAAGCGTGGCATCTCCAATGAAACCTGTAAGTTCTGGGATTACCAGATAGGACAGTACAAGGGACAGGCAGTTCAGATTGCTAATTACAAGAACGACAGAGGTAAAACTATTGGGCAGAAGCTACGCTTTGCCAACAAAGACTTCTTGTATCTTGGAGATAGCAAAGAGATTGGACTGTATGGTCAGTACTTGTGGCGTAGTACAGGTAAGATGGTGGTCATCACAGAAGGCGAAGTCGATGCCCTCTCAGTCAGCCAATGCTTCAACAACCGTTGGCCTGTAGTGAGCCTACCCCAAGGCAGTGCATCAGCTAAGAAAGCCATACGCAAATCTATTGAATGGCTTGAGCAGTTTGATACTGTAGTGATGTGCTTTGACATGGACGAGCAAGGACGTAAGGCTGCTCACGAGGCAGCCCTACTCCTCAGCCCAGGCCGTGCCAAGATTGCATCCCTACCCTCTGGCTATAAAGATGCAAACGACATGCTCAAGGCCAACCAGCAGAAGGCATTGCTTGATGCGATATGGGGGGCTAAGAGTTTCAGACCTGACGGTATCGTAGATGGTGCAGACCTGTGGGATATGGTGTCTTCGACTGAGGATAAGGATAGTATAAGCTATCCCTATCTTGGCCTTACAGAAAAAACTATGGGTCTTCGTGTTGGTGAGATTGTAACTATTACAGCAGGTAGTGGTACCGGGAAAAGCCAGTTCACTAAGGAGATAGCGCATCACCTAATACGACAGGGTGAAACGCTGGGGTACATAGCCCTAGAAGAAAATGTAAAACGCACAGCCCAAGGCCTAATGTCCTTGTCTATCAACAAGCCCATTCACTTGGGTAACGATGGGGTCACAGAGGAGGAACTTAAACTTGCCTTTAGTGATACTCTTGGTACTGGCAGGGTCTATCTCTATGACCATTGGGGTAGCACTGACTCTGATAATCTACTTCAGAAGGTACGCTACTTGGCTAGAGGCTGTGGCTGTAACTGGATTGTACTTGACCATCTCTCTATCGTAGTTTCGGGCATGGAAGGTGGTGACGAAAGACGCACCATCGATACTCTTATGACCCAACTTCGTACACTCGTGGAGGAATTGCAGATAGGGTTGATACTTGTCAGCCACTTGAAGCGTCCCTCTGGTGACAGGGGACACGAGGATGGAGCGCAAACCTCCATGTCTCAACTGCGAGGCAGTGCTGCCATCGGACAACTATCAGACATGGTTATCGGGCTGGAGAGAAACCAGCAGGACAGGGACAACCTACACATAACAACAGCGAGACTGCTCAAGAATAGGTGGTGTGGCGTGACAGGAATCTGTTGCCACTTGGCCTACTCCACTGAGACAGGGCGCATGACAGAAACGGTAATCGAAGATGACCCAGATGAAACCCCAGACTTCTAAGAACGTGCTTGTAATCTACACAGAGCAACAGTTGATGGATGCCTATAACGATTTCAGAGAGGAAATCGCAAGCCTGATACTTGATGGCTACGACATGGGCGAAGTCCCTACGCTTGAGGAGTTCCGCACAATCTATGAGGAAGAGCAAGCAAACCAATAATCACTCCAGCGAGAGGATAGTATGAACACATATATAATGGACATCGAAGCTGACCACTTACTTGAAGACGTAACTAAAGTCTGGTGCGTGGTACTTCGGAATGCAAACACAGGTAAGGTTATTACCTTTGACCCTGATGGGATAGAACACAGCTTGACGTTTATGGACGGTGAAGCAAGTTGTCTCGTTGGTCACAACCTAATCGACTACGACTTGAGAGTACTCAAGAAGCTGTACGGTTGGGACTACAAGGGCGAAGTTATTGATACCTTAGTTTGCTGTCGAACCATCTGGCCTAACATTGGTGAGTTGGATAGCAAAAGCAAAAATCTACCACAAAAATTAAGAGGTAGTCACAGCCTAAAGGCTTGGGGCTACAGACTAGGAGAATACAAAGATGATTTTGCTAGCGGTGTGGAGTCCTTTCAACAGTACTCCGAAGAGATGCTCACATACTGTGTACAGGACACAGCCTGTACTAAAGCACTCTACGATAAAATCAAAACTAAAAACTTTAGTGAAGATGCTCTTACCTTAGAGCATAAGCTACACACTCTGCTGGTAAGACAGCAAGAGGTAGGCTTTCCCTTTCATGTTGAGAAGGCACAGAAGCTACACGGTGAACTAGAAGGCAGACGCTCTGAGATACATCAGCAGTTAGTTGATACCTTTGAGCCTACTGTCATCGAGATGAAGACAAAGACTAAGGTTCTTCCCTTCAACCCTGCATCACGTCAGCAGATAGCTGACCGATTGATTAAGCGTGGGTGGAAACCTAAAGACTTCACAGCTACAGGCGAAGCCAAGGTAGATGAGAAGATACTAAAACAAATAGATATACCAGAGGCACAGCTTGTCTCCGAATATCTGATGTTGAACAAGCGCATTGCTCAGTTAGCTACAGGCAACCAAGCGTGGCTCAAACTAGAAAAGGATGGACGGATACATGGACGTGTCAACCATATGGGTGCAGTTACTTCACGCTGTACTGCGAACAACCCAAACATGCAGCAAGTACCTAGCCTGTCTGCTCCCTTCGGTAAGGAATGTCGTGAGTTATTCTATGCGCCTGATGGCTACAGTCTTCTTGGGGCTGATGCGTCTGGCTTGGAACTTCGGTGCTTGGCTCACTACATGGCTAACTATGATGACGGTGCGTATGCACAAGAAGTTGTCAATGGTGATGTACACTCTAAGACACAGGAACTCGCAGGGTTACCTTCCAGGTCTACAGCCAAGACATTCATTTATGGATTCCTTTATGGTTCGGGCGATGAGAAGACAGGTCAGATTATTGGTAAGGGTGCTTCAGAAGGTAAGAAGATAAAAGCAAAGTTTCTCCGTAAACTACCTGCCCTCAAGAAACTAAGAGATGCCGCCTCTACTGCAGCTAGTGACAGGGGCTGGGTCAAGGGATTAGATGGACGTATCATACCTATACGCCACGCCCACGCCAGCTTGAACACTATCCTACAGAGTTGTGGGGCAATAATATGTAAGCGTTGGTACGTCACGATTGAAGAACTACTGCGCCTTAAAGGTTACACGAGTGTAGATGTTACGGTTGTAGCATTCATTCACGATGAAGTCCAACTGCTAGTTCGTCAGGGACTAGAGGATGAAGTCGGCAAATTAATTCAACAAGCGATGAAGGATACCGAAGCTTACTACAAGTTTCGATGCACCTTGGACAGTGAGTATTCATATGGAAATGACTGGTCTGCAACCCACTAAAGCTAACCGTAAGAAGTTCGATATTGACTTGGCCTATGGCAAGGTTCGTGAACAAGAAGTAGCTGACATGCTACAGGATAAAAAGATTGAGGTGAAGAGTGAACGGGGTGTCTGGTACAACTCAGGTAACATTGCCATTGAATATGAATCATATGGCAAACCATCTGGCATTGCTGCCACTGAGTCAGACTATTGGTTTCATAACTTATGTCTAGGTGACACTACCTTCGCCACTCTTGTGTTCAAGACTGAAGTACTAAAGAGCATCATTGACCAGCTAGATAATATCAGAAGTGTCAACGGTGGTGATGGGTACAAGTCAAAGATGTACCTCCTCAACCTTGAGAAGCTTTTCTCCACTGATGTAATTAAGGCACTCAAGAATGGACTTTGATTTCATATTTAAACTGATACTTACTGCAAGCTTTTTTGCTGTGAGTATTGCTCTAGCCGTGAAGTGGTTAGTCACTAGCTGGCTGGATTATGTGCAAGTGATGACAGGAATACACATCGTCACACTTGAAGCGCAACAAGAACGAAGGAACAGAGAGGAGCGTGATGATGCTAATTATTGATGCTGACATTATTGCTTATAAAGCAGCTGCCTCATGTGAACACCCTATTAATTGGGGAGATGGGCTGTGGACATTACACAGCTTTGAGCAAGATGTCTCTATGTATGTAGGGCTGTTCCTAGATAAGCTAATACAAGAGGCTGGCACAGACAAAGTTGTATGTTGCCTCTCTGATAAAAAGAACTTTCGCAAAGAACTTGCACCATTTTACAAAGCTAATAGGGCAGACACACGCAAGCCTATGCTTCTTAACTTTGCTCGTGATTACATCAAAGAGCATTGGGATACCACTGTCATAGATAAGCTTGAAGCTGATGATGTTATTGGCATCCTTGCTACAGGACAGGACTGCATCATCTGGTCAGAAGATAAAGACCTTATGACCATAGCAGGTAAGCACCTTATTGATGGGGATATAGTCGAGGTCACACAGACTGAGGCAGACCTAATGTTCTTCACTCAAGTACTGACAGGGGACACTGCTGATAACTATAAGGGCTGTCCAGGCATAGGAGCAGTAAAGGCAGGTAAAATACTTGCCGACAAGTCTACACCTGTTGAGATGTGGGGCGCAGTTCTGGATGCCTACCTCAAGGCAGGCCTCACCGAAGACGATGCAATCCTACAAGCACGTTTAGCATTCATAAAAAGAGAACTTGGTACTGACCTGTGGTCACCACCGAAGGAGACACGATGACTGATTACGGACGGATTATGCGTGAGTTAGATGCGGAGAATGGGGAAGATGTGGTCAACCAACCTAAACACTATAACCAAGCAGGTGTCGAGTGCATTGATGCAATCGAGGCGGCGCTGTCGGCAGAAGAGCTGCGAGGCTACTACAAAGGAAACATCATCA